GATACAAAACTGAGTATTGGCGCAAAGCGCAATCGTCTTCACACGGCAGCACGGGGTGACATTCTTGTCTGTATGGATGATGACGATTACTATACGTCCGATAGAGTGACGCATGCTGTTACAATGATACTTTCGCGCAAAGTGTCTATTGCCGGCGCTAGTCGCAACCACGTCTACTTTGTAGACGACCATAGTATTTGGGAAACTGGACCGTTTGGTGCCAATCACGGCACGTTTGGGACTATGGCATTTACAAAGGCGTATGCCGTTGCGCATCCCTGTGATGAATCACGGGCGTTTGCCGAGGAAATTGAATTTACGAAGAAATATACGGAGCCGCTAGTACAACTGGATCCTCGTAAGGTAATGCTTGTCATTGCGCACAAGGGAAATACTTACGATAAGAGCAAACTTCGTACCGATAATAACATTGCTTTTCGCAAAACATCACTCAAACTCAATAATTTTGTCCGCAATAAGACTCTGCGCGATTTTTACGGCACCCTGACAATGTAGGGATTACTTCTTTCGTATAAGTAGGAATGGCTTCACTCTTTGAACAGATGCCCGGTATGGGCAATTATGTTGCTACGGCTACATCTAATACTGTAAAAGCTGCCAAAAATGTGGGAGGAGCTCATTACGGCAATTTGCTGCTGTATCTACTCTTAATTCTTACAGTTGTTCTCATTTTTATGATGTTGCGCGGCTTCAAATTCAACATTGATATAACGGACATCTTTCGCACGCCAAGGCAAAAGGCTCTCAAAGATGGACATCTCTTTTGGAAGGACGGCACTGGGGCTGTAAGTAATTTGGTTGTGACCGATGAGTTTCTGCCTGATAATATGAATGTAAAGTACACCTACCATTTTGATTTGCTACTGGCAAATACTCGTAATATAAGCAATATTGAGGGACCTTACCGCCACATTTTCCACCGCGGCTCCGATGAGCTTGCCCCGTCTAATCCTAATGATACAGGAGTGCCCATAAGCAGCTCTGAGTTGCCACCCTACGGTTTGCCAAAGCGCCTCAATCCCGGTGTATTTTTGGACCCCAATACCAACGATATACTTGTATTTGTGGATACCAAGTCTAAGACTGGTGATGTATACCGTGAGTCTGGTCGTATTGTAGATGTTCCTATGGATAAACCTATTCGCATTACAGTCAGCGTACACAATCAGGTTCTTGAAGTAAATTTGAATTGTAAACTTGAGCTCACAAAGGTTCTTGCAGGTGAACCCAAACCGGTGGAAAATGAAGTGTACGGTATTTGTGGTCAGGCAGCTGCGTCTGCGGCTATACAAAATCTAATTGTCTGGCCTTACGCAATACAAAATAATGCACTCAAGCACTTCTGTCCTATGCCATTCCCGCCTTTCCAGCCCCCAGAAAAGGCATGTGGTGCGTCAACCGATCCTACATTGCTTGCATCGCAAGCAAGTGACTCGGTAAGTGCGTCAATTAGTTCGGCAAAAGAAAGCGTAATGTCTCGGGTACAGAACGCCACCAAAACTAACTAAGGTTGTAAAAACATAGTCACTTTATAAGAAGGATGAATCCCCTATTTATATTTCTTATAACGATTCTCGTCATTATTGTGGCGGGTGCTATATATACATGGTACTTTACACCGAAATCGGATGAATCGCGGGTTCTTGGTCCCTTTGTATTGAAAGGAACGCCATCCGAGCATGAGCCTGCGGGATCTTCATCGCTCCGGCCGGTTCTAACACAGGCACAACTGAATCAATCAATTAAGAGCAATTTTACGTTGGGTTTCTTTATCTATATGGACAAGGTGAATGCGGAGCGTATACCTTTTGCCGGTCCAGAAGGCGATTTCCGCTTCAAACCGCTTCTAAAAATACTTGGTGTTGGTGAATTTGTCTTGGACCCCGTACACCAAAAGGGACTCCTTCGGCTTGCCCCTCTTGTTGCACCAATGATGACGCATACTGGTGGAGCACCAAATGCTAAAATTGACCGCATTTGGAACGCCCGATGGAATCAAGTCTTAGTTGCAGTTGAGGGTCGTTCTATTGATATATATGTCAATGGCAAGCATGTGACCTCACTTATCTTAGATAATGTTACATGGACAAATCCTACAGGCGTTCTTCTTGAAACTTCTCCGGATTTTTGGGGTCAAGCAGGTATGATACAAGCATGGCCGCGACGGCTTAACGAGAGAGAAATTTGGGAAAACTACAAACGTGTAACTGATATATATGGTAAGCCAAATATCCCGGATATAGGACCTACATATGGAGGTATTTGGAAACAGTTTGTAGACCTTGTATGTCACGCTGGATTCTGCCCGAATATGGGAAAGAAGGGAAAACGTAAAGGTCATCCGAACGGATTGGAGTATGTGGATTACGAATACGCCTGAAGATTTTAACATGATAGGTTAGAAGAATTATGAACGCCGCCAGACAGTTCTATGCCAACAATTCCGGCTTGGTTCAAAATGTCCTCTACATCTTAACGGTTGTAGTTGTGTGCTACCTTATTTACAGCTACCTAACGGCGGGCTCAAGCGAGGAGCGCTACGTGATTCAGCTGGATATGAGCAGTGGGTCGCTGACACCATACGGATTACAGGGCAATGCATCCACTGCTGCGCTTCCTAACCCTAGCGCATCAACTGGCGATTCCGGTACAGCCCAGACAAGCTACTGTATCAACATGGATAATACCGAGGCGCTCGGTAAGGCGACGTCTGATCGTGCTCCCCGCGCAATGCTCCGCATCAAGGAGGGCAGCGACTTCACATTCAGCTGGTGGATGTACGTTAGCGCGTGGAACAGCAACCGCATGGGCGTGATCAAGCCGGTCATCTGTATCACGGACCCCACAGTCTCCGATCCCGGTTCCGGCGTAGATTCCGCGTACATCATGGTTTCCTTCTTATACCCCAACACCAACAAGCTCGGTATCCGTTTCCACACACGCCCTACTGCGTCAAATGAGGTCACCTGGATGCAGAACTTCACATCGTGCGCAAAGGATCCCGCGGCGGCGCAGCAGGCGTTCTCCAACTCTGGCTCGTCGCCCGTCTGCGATATCAACGATATTGATATGCAGCGCTGGCTCAACTTTACGGTTGTTGTCTCCGGTCGCGTAGTGGATGTGTACTACGACGGCAAGCTCAACCGCTCCTGCGTACTTCCGGGTCCAGTTGTTGGCTCAGCTAAGGGTCTCCAGTTTGCAAATACATCACTCGTAGGTGGGTTTAACGGCTACCTGAACGGCGCATTCTTTGCTGGTAGAGCGCTCACCCCGGACCGCATCTATGGTCTTTACCAGGCGGGTCCCCAGGGTACGACCAGCATTGTGCGTGCTCTGTTCTCAAAGCTCGGCATTAATATGAGTTACAGAGGCGGCTCTCACTGGGCGAACTTCCTGTAAACTCAAATAAACGAATGATTCTCCATTTATAAAACCGATTATAAATAGAGGAAATGGAATCTGCCACATCAGGTGTAATGGGATTCGCTTTAGGTCCTGGGCTAGCATCCCAGCTATTTATTGTCATTGTTACGATGATGACACTACAGTTTCTGATGGGTATAATTGAAAAGATCAACGAATTCCTGAGTAAGCTAGATCGTCAGGCGGTCGTGCTTTTTGATAATACAACGGCAACGTACGTTGAGATCCCTCAGGGAGCTGATACTGGCTTCCCCATTCTGTATAACAGTCGCGACGAGCAGTTCGGTGCCTCGTTCTCTTACTCTATGTTTGTCTTTATCCACCCCGATACCTTTGAGCAGATAGGAAATAACGATAGCTGTGGAACAAATAAGCGTGGTAAGAATTTGGGTAGTGCACCAGTCAAACTCAAGCATATCTTCCACAAGGGAAGCGATAGCGGTTTCCCGAATCTTGGTCCCGCCGTGTTTGTTGAAAGCAATACCAACACACTCCGCATCTACATGAACACTATTGACTCGTGGAATAACTATGTAACTGTACCGAACATTCCGGTTGCCAAGTGGTTCCACCTAGTAATCCTACTCAAGGGTAACAACCTTGACGTTTACGTCAACGGCAATATTGCGGTCCGTATGAAGATGTCAACGGTACCCAAACTCAACACGGGTCCCCTGTATGTCATGAAGAACGTCTACTTCCCTGACAGGGCTGGCTCCGATAAGCACCTTTTTGCGGATTACAACATTTCTGGACCGATGAAGGGCATGGTGTCCCGTCTCAAGTACTTCTCGTACGCGCTCAACTACGCGCACATCGACTCTCTGTACCGCGAGCGCGCAAACACAACAAGCATTGTCCAGCCGTCCACGGATGTGAATGGCGAACAGCCTCCCTACCTCTGGGACGACTGGTGGGTCAACAAGTACTAAATTACCGATTTGGTTATACTTATATGAATTCGTAAAACGAACTCGTATAAAAAATTAGAAAACAAATTGTATGTTGGACTTTAGCGTGCAAACTTGAGACCGCCCAAGCCACTGCTAATTTCCAAAAAGTTCAGTGTCTCCACAAATGTGTAAAGATTGTATGTATAGCCCGCCAGATAAGGAATCGGACAAACATCCACATCCATCTCCAAACGATCAATACGGCTTGTATTCAGCGTACCCGTAGGCTGCTCAATAGAGGATCCGTTGAGCGAGAAACTATACGCACTAATTGGCCACATCTCATACTGGGTTCCAGCCGTCAAATTATCAACCGGCGCGGCATCTCCTGCCATATAACGGAACGGCACATATTGATTGAAGTAATTGGCATCCTCGCTATCAAACAATTGATTACCATTTGCCGTAAGAAATGTATTGAGTAAGATATCACGCTGTACACCTTGTAAATTGATACTTGTACGACCCAGTGAACCACTGCTTGTAACATTGGGATATACCGCCGCAAAAGAATTATTGTATTTTGGAATAACAATTGGACGATTTGGTCCCAGCGTATACATCCAATTTGTTAAATTTGTACTTTGATTACGATAGGTGATTGCGTCGCTACGTCTGGCAAAAAATACTAATCGTGTTGCCACATTATGTACATCTAACCTATATGTACTTCTTGATGTAATTCCGTAAAATGTAAACCATTGTACTTGTCGTACATTGTATCGTAGTGTCCTATTTGTAAACATCAATCGTACATCATCCTGTAAAAATGTATAGGTTGCCTCTAAAGTAGCGTTAAGTGGCCAACCATCCAAAAGCGGTACTGCACCCGAAATATCTGTCAAAAAGAACTTCATAGAACCACTTAAATCGCTGCTGCCCCCATACAAATTTGTCATAGATAACGGAATATTGCCATAATACTTTTGGTTCCAAATCTGGGTATATCTATCAATAGAAGTTCCGTTTGGTAAATAAGACGGCGCAAGCGTCTGGACTCCTGGTCGTACCCTGGCTCCTGACAAATCAATAGTTGTGTATAAGTCGCGGATAGGGCGCAGTTGGATTGTCACTTCGCAGTCGTGGTACTGAAGCCCTACAAGCGGCAGCGCATTTGCAAAGAAATCCGAAAACCATAAACCTAGCGGAATACGAAGAATACGTCCAGGAATGGAAGGTAGATTGTTTTGCGTCGGTATGGTATTGTTGGGATTTCCACGCCACGCAATTACATGAGGATATCCCTCTCCCGCCGGTACACTTGGATCTGCATAAATACTGTTTGCCGGATCAAAACACTCAGGAATATCACCCACCATAATACGCCATTTATTGTATGTATCAGTATCGTAATCCATCATTGCACGGGCACTAATCCAGTCACTGTTAAACTGCTGTATTATCTGTCCACCAATCGTAAATGTAATTGTTTCAATCATACGAACACCAATTTGACGGACCCACGCAAACTCATAGGCGCGATCTACACTAAAAGTAGATCCGCTAGGTCTCAGGTACGCCTTACTGAAAATATCGGGCAACGTCAATCGTAATACTAAATCGCTCAAGAGATCTCCTTGACGGGGGATTTTGGTTTTGAGTAAGATAGGCGCATCCGTCAAAAGAAGATTTGGTCCATCCAAAGGAATTTGGATCGGCTCCTGCGAAAAATGCGTATAGCGCTCAAACGACTTATAAAAGTAAGTTGTTTGAGGATTTCCATTGAGAATAATATTCTCGTTTCCGTAGCAAACTAATGCTAGTAAGCCGCCCGGCATATCTAATCGGGTAAGGATAATTCCTAAAGAGTAAAAGACGCACACTAAGTTAGAAGGTTTACACACATCATGGCAAGTAATGCTGTTTCTGCTGCTGTAATGAATAGTGTAAACTCGTCGCCGTCGGCAAGTCTTTCTCAATTCGCTTCGCTTCAAACAATTATTATACTGGCTGTTGTTATTGCGGCATGTGTCGGGGTGGCAGTGCTTTCCCAATATTACAAATGGCATGAAAGCCCATGGTGGTCCGATCGGGCTAAAGCAAGCAGCCACCTATGGGATTGGATGGACTCTTTGAAAGATATAACATCGCATGATTTCTTTGGCTCAACGAAAGATATACCCAGTCCGGTACTTGAAGTCCCTGAAGCACCACCGGCGCCACCGGCGCAGGTAGAACCTTTACCAGTGAAACAACCCGCCTGGTGTTTTATTGGAGAGGACCTCACCGGTCGCTATTGTGTAAAGGTGCCGTCTGCTGACGCATGTGACCGCGATCGCGTCTTTAACACAGAACAAGACTGTGAGCTACAATCGGCGAATCATATGCCTGCCGGTGTTGTTATGCCGAATAACGGAACAAAACAAACACCCTTGGTCTCTGGACTGTTAACGCCTTAGTTTGCGTCCGTGGATGCGAAATAACATTACTCATAAACAATAGGGATGAGCAAGCTTTTACGCCAGCTTCAGAATAGTATAGCTTATAATCTTAATGCTGCTACGTATAATCCCGAGGCAGAAGCGTATGCGGCAGAAAAGGAAGAATTAGATAAAGAGAAAAAAGCGGAACTTGATCAGGCAGCAGTGGAAAAAGCAATTAAGAAAAAGAAAGCAAAAGAGGCTGCTGCACAAAAGGCGGCAAAAGAAGCGGCAGCAGAGAAGAAGGCAAGGGAGGATGCCGAGCGGAATACATTTAGCGTAAAACGCATGTTAAAGCGTGCGTTAACAGTCACAAATTCTGTGCTCACAACATTTTTAATAGTTGCATTGGGTATCTTTGGCGCTTCACTCGCAACAAACATAAATGTTTACAAACCCTTTCCGTATCGTATTTTATATTTGATTTACGGCTTTGTGTTCTTTTTTGTAGTCATCCCCTATGTACTACTATGGCGTTGGCTATACCAGAAGAAACGACCCCGTTTCTACGCTCTTTTCCCCATTATTGGTATGCATCTAGATAATCCTACAACGGCTGCGCTTTTCAGTTGGCTCAGTTTCAAACCGGATGCCGATATGGAACTCTTAGATGGCTGTGCAAAAGCTTGATTTACTTAACATAGTGCTTATAAGCGGCAAATGCCACGGCACCGATACCAATACCCGCAGCAAGATATAACAGCGACTGAGTGTCCAACAATGAACGCCCATCCGCTGCTGCCGCCTGTGAAAATGAAAACTCGCCCATCTGGGATAGGCGTCCCATGGCATGAATGAAATCTTTCCACGCAAATTCTGGCTTGTTAAGTTGTTTATTCACCTCGTTGTGCATATTAAACATCCAGCGAATAAGCGCCTGTTTGGAGTGTACGGCGTCTTTTACTGGCATTTTGTCTAAATTTATCTTATAATGCTCCTTGCAAATGGGGCAGGGAATCATGTATTGGAGAGATTCAAAGAAGTTGATTGCCGCTATTTTCTCCTCCTCGGCAGGGAAGTTGGAATATCCAAGACTTACAATATGCATTGTTGTCCAGAAAATTGGACCCCATACACTGGGACCCATGCCAATCGGCGGAAACTTCTCCTCCTGCGGTGGCGGAGGCTGCTTCATACTCTCTGGCAATGACATTCTCTTGTAATTAGATATTTTAGCGAGGTTGGTTAACCGAAAAAACTTAATCCGCTTAGGTAATGGAGTGTGTAAATTGTGGTAAATTTGGTCATACATTCCGGGATTGTCCCGCGCCGGTAATGTCGTTTGGTATATGTGCTGTAAAATATGTTGACAGTGTTCCATATTATCTTCTTGTACGACGTAGGGATTCCCTTTCATATGTGGAATTCTTGCGAGGAAAATACAAGATGGATAAAATGGATTATATTCATTTATTGATCAATGGAATGACGATTGAGGAGCGCGGACGGCTTCTTACAAAACCGTTTGAGAAACTATGGTCCGAATTATGGAATGGGCAAAATACCCGACAATTTCGTACCGAATTTGAAAATGCGCGTCGTAACTTTGAAAATCTCAAAGCAAGCGGTGATAAGGAAGGCAAGACACTTGAACATTATATTACTCATGCAATCGGCACATTTACCGAAGCCGAATGGGGATTTCCAAAGGGACGCCGCGCAGTTGGAGAAAAGGAAACACAGTGTGCTTTACGTGAATTCAAGGAGGAAACGGGTATTTTAGAAAAACGAGTACATATTCTTGACGAACCTCCGCTTATTGAAGAGTATCTTGGTACAAACAATATCCCTTACAAACAAACCTATTTTGTAGGATGCTGTAAATCAAATGTTATTGCTGCATTACAGCCTCGTAATCATATCATGAAACGTGAAATTGGCGCAATTGGTTGGTTTACATTTGAAGATGCAATGGCACACATTCGTGTGTCAAATGTACAGAAACGGACGGTCATGACGGAACTTCATCGGCGAATAACGGAGGGGGAACTGCTTAAAAAAATTAATACCGCTCTTGAATGGGAAGTTTCATAGTCGTCATTATTGTGGTCGTCCAATAAATAAATATCTGCGTTCTTTTTAGGAATGGCAAATAACGTTAAGAATGCTACTAAGAAGAATAACACAGGAAACAAGAAGAATAATACCAAGAAAAACAATGCGGCGGCTGCAAACAAGAAGAACAATGCGGCGGCGTCTGTAAACAAGAAGAACAATGCGGCGGCGTCTGCAAACAAGAAGAACAACACCGCAAACAAGAAGAACAACACGGCAAACAAGAAGAACAACACTGCAAACAAGAAGAATAATACCAAGAAGAACAACACGGCAAACAAGAAGAATTCCGGCAATTGCAAGGAGACTATCAACTATCTCAAGCAGAAGATGAATAGTAGCCCGGATAAGAACCGTTTTAAAATGGCGGCGAATGAACTTGAGCTTGACTGTGCTAATATGAGTAAGGTTAGCAATACCATTAAGAAGTACGTAAATATAACAAAGAAGTGGGTAACAGAAAATAAGAAGCGGGGCAACACCAAGACAAACAATACCAAGACAAACAACGCCAAGACAAACAATGCTAAGAAGAACAATACCAAGAAGAACAATACCAAGACAAACAATGCCAAGAAGAACAATACCAAGACAAACAATGCTAAGAAGAACAATACCAAGACAAACAATGCCAAGAAGAACAATACCAAGACAAACAATGCTAAGAAGAACAATACCAAGACAAATAATGCTAAGAAGAACAATGCTAAGAAGAACAATACTAAGAAGAATAATAAGCCAGCGGCGGCTGCCCGAAAGCGTTCTTGGTAATAGTTTAATAAACAAGCACTAAAAGCAGAGAGGATGGACGTCCGTAATGTAATCTCTGCGGACCATCGCGGTGCTAATCCACATGTTGTACAAGATGTAGTTCAACATATGGAAAATCCAGAGCTTGAACGGCTATGGAATAATGAATGGACCGATTATGGTCTTCGTGACAGCGTTGTGGAAGTTATGAAGCAGCGTGGATTTCGCCCTGATGAGCTTGAACGCCGTGAAACACAATATGGATTATATCCCGATATATCTGATCCTAATTTCGCAGCTCGTCTTGCCAGAAAAACCGAATTCTACGATCTTGCCTCCAAACCTGTAAGCGAAGATAGCTGTAAACAAGCCGACGGTACCTTTGACACAACGTCTATCCAACGACTTGTTGCGCGTTTTTTACATCCTGACACTCCTTACAATGGTGTGTTGCTGTATCACGGCGTGGGTGTCGGTAAGACCTGCTCCGCCATTACCGTTGCTGAAACCTATTTAGCCGCAATGCCTTACAACAAAGTCTTTATCATTTCTCCCAAAGCAATTGCTGAAGGATTTCGGCGTACTATTTTTGACGTGAATCGCCTTGTATCTAGCAGCAAAGAAGAATACGCTCTAACAAAATCCCTATGGAAATCGCCCCAATGTACCGGTATGACATATCTACAACTTACAAATACGACTCAAAATCCCAATAAAGAGGAAATCGCTAAAGAGGTAGATAAACTTGTAAAACAGCGTTATAAGATTATGGGATATCTGGCGTTCGCAAACTGGGTAGAGAATCGGTTCAAAGAAATACCTGACGTGATTAGTGGCGAAGAACTCACAAAACGTAAAATTGCGAAATTAAGTGAACTGTTTGCGGATCATTTAATTATTATTGACGAGGCTCATAATCTACGTGATGCTGAAACGGATACTGTAGTTGCAGCGGCATCAGGAGAAGAAGTTGCTGATGAACCCGATGTAGTCAAACTTACCGAACAAGCCGAAGGTAAGAAACTTACACCAATCCTACAAGATATCCTAAGAGTCGCTGAGGGACTACGTCTTATGCTTATGACAGCAACTCCTATGTACAATATTGCACCCGAAATAGTATTCCTACTCAACTTACTTTCCCTTAACGATACAAAGGACGATTCTATGCGTCTAGACGTCGGTCAGGTATTTAAGATTGATGGTCAGTTCAAACCAGGTGGCGATGAGAAACTTGTTCGTCTTATCAAACGCTACGTAAGTTATATGCGTGGAGAAAATCCTAATACATTTCCTCTACGCTTAACGCCGCCTGAGCACGCCGGTATGAATTTTATGGAACGCTATCCTACAATCAGTATTTCCAGAAAAGAGGGTAAGGACGGTATGGTACACCTTACCGAAGATGATAAAAAGATTATGAAAACTCTGCCGTTAATTGTTCATGAAGTTGCTGACACAGAAAATGGCAAAGCGTTGCGTAAATATTTATCGCGCAATAAAGAACCGGTTGCCGATAATGATGCCGCAAGTAATCGTGGTACCGAGGTGACCGATTTTATGCTTGAACAAACTATGCAACTTGGCAATATTTACTATCCTAATGGGACCTTTGGCGGTAACGGCTGGTCTTCCTACATGAAAGAGATTACGACCAATATCAACGGTGTAAAGGTAAAACAGTATCGGTGGGTGCAGGCACCAGAAGAAGCCGAAAATATGCCTTTATCTGTAACAGACGTTTTCCGCGATGAACTTATAACATGGGCTCCTAAGATTGCCTCTATTGTAAAAAGTATTACTGAAGGAGAAGGTATCTCTTTTGTCTATTCTCGTTACGTGAAGGCGGGTGCTTTACCTATTGCCATTGCCCTAGAATTGCTTGGATGGGTGCGTGTTCTTGCCGATGGAACCCCTGCGCCCCTACTCCTAAACAGTGGAATGCCCAAACCCACTAAATTCTATGTATTATTGACTAGCGACCCAGGTCTTTCGCCCAATTTTCCTGCGCTTTTGCGTTACGCAACAACAATTAAGACCGAGGCTGAGGCAAACGGTTCCAAAGTAAAGGCAATTATTGGCTCTCAAGTCGCATCCGAGGGTCTGGATCTCAAATGTATCCGCCAAATTCATCTACTTGACGGTTGGTACCATTTGAACCGTATTGAGCAGATTGAGGGTCGTGGTGTTCGCTATTGCTCTCATGTAAATCTTCCGTTAGATAAGCGTAACTGTCTAATTTACTTACATGCCGGCAATGTAGGAAAATACGAAACTGCCGACTTATACGCCTATAGATTGGCGGTCCGCAAAGCCCAGCCTATCGGTCGTGTGTCACGACTTATGAAAATTAACGCCTGGGACTGTATGCTTAACATTGACGCTATTTTACTCAAAAATATGGGCTCACGTGCTATTATTGATGCTCATAACCGTGAATCGGTTGTGACTCTACAGGATGAGCCGTACACTAGTTTCTGCGATTTCTCAGAAGTTTGTACCTATCAATGTTCAGCAGAAAAAGGGCTTGGTAACGCTACGCTTGGCTCAAATATTAGTACTCAAGAACCCTACGATTTTCGTCGTATATTCCTGGAGTGCCAACAGCGTCTTATTGATGAATTCAAGGAAGAAACTGCCCTGCCTATTGCCGAAGTTCAAAAACGTTTTTACAGCAAAATCCCTGATTCCTTTGCGAAAATTGGGCTCCGTGATATTATTGATAAAGTAAAAATTCGCCGTAACGATGGTATTTACGGCACCCTTAAACTTGTAAACGAATATATTGTCTTCCAACCTGAAAAAGTTACTGATGCACAGATACCTATTGCACTCCGTTACGGTAGAGCGTACGGTCGTATGCCTGAAGAGTTTGATCTTATGCGCTCCAGCCTATTGGAGACCGCAGCGCCGGCTGCACCCGCTGCATCCGCTGCATCCGCTGCACTCGCCGTTGTTGATGCTGCCGCTGCTGATGTTGCCGCTGATATGGAGCCTGCTGCTGCTACTGCGGACACAGGCGCAGAGGACGACGAAACACTTGTAGATTCGGCACTCAAATCTCTCAGGGTTTGGGTAGTAATAGTCAATAATATTGTTGAGAAAAAACTTACTGGACCTATTGAAAATTTAAATAAAAATCTCAGTGGCTGGCGCTGGGTATTACGTTATTTCCGTAATCTACCTGATACAAAAGCAATTGCGTATCACTGGTTTATGGAAAATTATTGGAATTATAAACAGCAACGGGCGGTCCTAAGTTATTGGCTTATCCACGGACTTGATAGGCTTGAAGGGTACGAAAAGATTTGTGCGGATATGTTTAGCGCCGCCAATCGCCGCTGCGAACTTTTCCAAGGTCGTATCAATGGCTGTGTTATCTATAATTTTGATGTAAACAAAGTAGAAAATTACTGTCTTATTAGCGGCGCCGTGTCGCAATGCCCATCAGTATTTGATGCAGATGTAAAAGCGATTCTTGGAAAGCCCGTAGACCGCAAAGCGGATACTGCACCGTATTTTGGTTTCCTAGTCTCCAAACAAAAAACAGTTGTATTCAAGACTGTGGATAAGGAAAAGGGAAGTATTAACGGTGCCGAGTGTGCAAATACTAGCAACTTGACGAATCACGAAAAGCGTATTCGTGCGATTCATGATATTCTTCGCAAAAGTGGGTCACCTATTGCACCGATGCTTCTTAACGACAATCCTGCAGAGAAGCCGACTGCTAAACAGACCAAAACACGTGAAGACAATGTTGATATTCAATTTGCAGTTGAGGACCGACGGTTTACAATGGGGGCGCGCGATCCGTTTCAACATACGGCGGATCTGAGTCTCAAACAGGTGTGTCCTTATATGGAATTTCTCCTCCGGTACGCCGATAAACAGCGTGTAGGTGGTGTGCGCTGGTTCTTATCGGTGGTGGACTCGGCACGGGCAGGGGTGAAAATGACTTAATGGCGGCGGTGGCAAGCGAAGCGGGTCGGCATCGCGAAGCGGTGGCGGCAAGCGAAGCGGGTCGGCATCGCGAAGCGGTGGCGGCAAGCGAAGCGGTGCCGGCTTAAAATTTGAAACATATCAAACCAATAGGATAATAAGATAAAGGATGTATCACACCATTTATCTTGATGAGCGTATTGCGCTAACTCCCAGCGAGATGAACCTAGTACAGAAGACCGATGA